GCCGACGAACCCGAACTCGAGCCGGGGACCCTGTGGCTGATCGTTCCCGACGATGACGGTGCACCGCTCCGGGGTTTTCTCGACGGTCTCCAGGTGCCAGCCGCGGCGGTACGTCCCGGTCTTGTACGGGGTTCTGCCGCCTTCCGGCTCGGTGATCCGCACCTGGTTGAGCACGGGGAGCGCCGCCGCCCGGGTCGCGGCCTCGAGCGCCGGGCCTTTGATGTCGTCGGCCAGGGAGGCGAAGGCCTTCGCGAGTTCCTTGCCCCCCTTGAGGGTGATCCCCGGGCTGCTCATCGAAACCACCCCCCGGAGGCGAGCGCGGTGAAAAACGCGACAACCATTGAGACGATCGCCGCAAGCGCGCCGTCTCTCCCGGTCTGCGAGTCCTGTCGCGCCTTGATCTCGTTGATACGCTCGTCCTGCGCCTGGTTGGCCTCCTTGATCTCCTTGAGCGTGTCCTTGATCCACCGGACGTCCTGCCGGGTCTCGTAGATCATCGCCCTGAGCGCGCCGTCGTCGGTCACCGCACCACCTCGCAGGAGAGTCGCGTCATCGTACTGAGCGGAGACTCGACGAGCAGGATGTCGTACGTCGTGCTACCGACGATCGCCCGGTCGCTCTCCTTGACGTCGGGATAGTGGCCCTGGAGCGCGATCGAGGTGTTGGCGACGACGTAGGTCTGGTTCGGGCGCTTGATCTCCCGGCCCTTGAGCGGCATGACGTTGCATGGTACATCGGCGTGCCGGTCCGTCCAGGTCTTGACCACCTGCCCGTCGGCGTCCACAGTCTCCGTGAGACACTGGATGGTGCAGCGGTCAGGGAAATGGCTCTCCAGCGCCCCCATGAGCCGAGGGTCAACGATGCCCCGCATCAGATCATCCCCCATGAGTCGGGTGCGATGATCGAGCCCGGCCCGGGGATGATGTCGATATACTCATCATCCTCGGCCGCCTCGGCCGCTGCCCGGGACCGGAGGCTCTCGGCCTGCTGATGCAGCGCGTTGGCGACTGCCTGCCCGTTTGTTTTCAGGCCGTTGACTTCGATATACTTGAGGATCAGGGCCTGTGATGTGGCGATCTGGTCGAGAGCGTCTGCTGCCGCATACCGGACGTTGCCGTTGTTGAGGGTGAGGAGGGCCTCGATCTCCTCGTCGCTGAAAATCTCATGGTCAGGGTCGCGGTCGGTGCAGAGCTGCCGCACCAGGCCAATCGGTGTCCCCGGGACGTACGTAAATGTCACGGTTTCGGCTCCTTGAGGCGGCGCGGCTTGGGCGCCGGGCGCTGTTGGTTCAGCAGGGCGATGATCTCGTCGTTCTGCTGCACGATCCGGGCGAGATAGACGTCCGTCGTGGTTACCGGGTGCGGTAAGTTGTCCATGATGATCACCCGGAAAAAGGGGGATGCCCCCTTACTTCCCGAAGCTCCCCACAGCTCCGCGCGGGTCCATCGCCTTGCCCCCGACGACGTGCGTGATCTTGAATGCGATCGCGCCGCGGTCGAAGTCGCCGCTGAAGGGGCTGAGATCCCCGCCTCCGATGGGAACGGCGTCCGGGCTCTTCATCGTGAGCTGCGGTTCATTGTAGCCCCTGAGGAATCCGATCTCGACCGCCGGACGCTCAAGCTGCGCCGGGTCGGCGAAGAGGAACCATGCCTTCTTACGAACATCGGCGTCGGTGATGATCTTCGAGATGTACGGAGCGACGGAAACCTTGAGGTTGCCGAAGAGGCCGGGGGTCGTGATCTTCGTGTCCGTCCCGGACGCGATCTCCATCTGAATGGTCTTGACGATCTCCTGGGCGGTGATCTTGAGCGCAGGGGGCACCACAAGCACTGCCGGGTCGTTGAAGATCGGCTCGCCGCCCGTATCCATCTGCTGCGCGAGGAGGTTCGCGGCGGCCGTCAGGCTCGCGACGGAGAGCGCGGAGCCGGCGCCTCCAGGCAGCACGTTGTTGTTCTGCTGGTTGAAGAACGCGGCAGCAGGTCCCGCTGCGTCACAGATCAGACTCGTCGCGAACCGGGCGGTCGTCCGGCGGGCGGCGCGGCCGAGTGCCATCGGAACCTCCGAGAACGCGCCGAGGTTGTCGTTCACGAAGCTCTCCCAGGAGAACTTGAAC